ATGGGGCTCACATCCCAGTCACTTGGGGCAGCACCTCAGACAAGCCCCCAGCAGGTCACAGACAACACCCGAGCTAACATGGGTGGTCTGAGTGGAAGCACTAACTTCCCAACGCTACAGGGTCAGCAGGCAGACCAGCAGACCCCAACTCAGGCTCCTCAGGCGAGCCAACTAGCTCCCGATACTAGCTTCCAGGCGGCGTAATGGTTAATGTTCCTCCACAGTACCAGCAGTGGGTTGCCACTGCTGCGCAGGAGCTTGGCATTCCTGCCGTGATTGTGGCTGCACAGATTGACCATGAGAGCGGCTTCAACAACAATGAAGTTGGTCAGTTCGGTGAGAAGGGAATCGTTCAGTTCCTCCCATCCACCTGGTCTGATTGGTCTGGTGGTAGTCAGACTGATCTCAACGCAGAGCTAAGTGCCTACGTTGGCTACATGCGCAAGCTACTGGAGCAGAACAAGGGCAATGTATATCTGGCCCTGAGTGCCTACAACGGTGATACCTCTGGACAGGCGGGCTATGCCCGAACTATCCTTGATGCAGCCGGTCTTCCTGACTGGTCTGCACCCAACACGGATAACTCCGGAATCAGCCTGAGCAACAGCAATGTGGCTCAGTATATCACAGGAAATCAGCCGGTCCTAAGCCTAGACCAGCTTCGATCTGAGTACCCTACCGTGGCTGCTCTGATTACTTCGGTTCCTGAACTTCAGAACATCTACAACCAGGCTGTGTCTGGGACATGGTCCACAGATAGGTTCATCGCCATGGTGCAGAATAGTACCTGGTGGGCGCAAACTAGCGCCACAGCTCGACAGGCTTTCGCTACCATGAAGGCTGATCCTGCTACCTGGAACCAGAACATCAACAACCTACAGGCGTCGATGACGGCCACAGCTGCGCAGCTTGGTGTAACACTGACTCCTCAGCAGGCCCAGCAGATCGCTATTGACGCGATCACCAATGGATACGACCAGAACACTGCGGTGCTCGATCAGAAGATGGCAGCCTTCCTGAAGCCTGCTTCAGGCAACCACTTCGGTGGTCAGGCTGGATCCTACGAGGATCAGATCCGTCAGCACATGATGGACCTTGGTGTGTTCATGCCTGAGTCTCAGCTTGACAATCAGATTCAGCAGATCGTGGCTGGAAAGCAGTCCGTTCAGGGAGTCGAGGCGCAGCTTCGTACTCAGTCGGCCTCTATGTATCCGGCATATGCTACTCAGATCAACAATGGTATGAACCTATCTGACATTGCTTCTCCCTACATGCAGCGTGCACAGCAGCTGCTGGAGATGGGACCTGGATCTGTCAATATCCAGACCCCCATGATCAAGAATGCTCTTCAGTACACACAGGATGGCAACCCCACCGCCATGCCAATGTACGACTTTGAGAAGCAGGTCCGCCAGGATCCACGGTGGTTGTCCACCGACAACGCGCAGGATGCATTCATGTCCAACGCCCACCAGGTGCTGGTCAACTTCGGATTTGAGTACTAGGAGATCACATGGCCCTACCACCTGGTGATATGGCACCTCCTGGTCAGCGTATTCCGGGACAGAACCTTTCGACACCTGGGGTGTCTAGGCAGACATCCTCGCTACAGTCATACGTGATCAAGCCTGGTGATACTGCTCAGACTATTGCTGCGAAGCTGGGAATTCCTCTAGCCACTCTTCTGAAGTCTAATCCTCAGATCGAACACAATGGCAAGATGGTTCCGCTAACAGCTACCATGCCACTGTCCAATGGACATCTGTTCTATCCAGGTAGCCAGGGTGGCTCTACACCCTCTGGGCCACTGACGTTTGAACAGCAGCTAGCTGGTCTTCCAGGCCAGGAGCGCGACGCATACGCGGCGCTGACTACGCTGTTCAACTCGTATGGTCTAGGCTCTCTTGCACCGAAGATCCTCAGCTACCTACAGAACGGATACGGTAGTGACACAATCACCATTCTGCTACAGCAGACTGACGAGTACAAGAAGCGCTTTGCAGGCAACCAGCAGCGAATTGCCAACGGACTACAAGTTCTTACACCTGCTGAATATCTTAGCACTGAGGCTTCCTACAAGCAGCTACTTAGGCAGAACGGGCTTTCTGACCACTTCGACAATGAGAACAACTTTGCCGAATGGATTGGAAAGGATGTCTCTCCCACCGAACTCCAGGACCGTGTGAACATGGCTGTTCAGGCCACCACACAGGCACCGCCACAGGTCACCCAGTATTTCAATCAGCTGGGCATTGGAACCGGTGATCTCGCAGCGTACTTCCTCAACGATCAGAATCCAACCCCTGCACTTCAGCTGAAGCTGAACCAGGCGCAGATCGGTGGAGCGGCGCTCCAGAACAACCTTAACATCAGTGCGGCAGACTCTCAGAAGTACGCACAGATGGGTGTCACATACCAGCAGGCGCAGAGCGCCTACCAGCGTATCGCTGACATTCTACCGACAGCTCAGAAGCTGTCTGAGATCTACAAGGGTCAGGCTCAGGTTAACCAGCAGACTCTTGAGGCACAGTATCTTGGTGCTAGTGGTACCGCACAGCTTGCCGCTGAGCGCCTTGGCCAGCAGGAAACTGCCGCATTCAGTGGGCAGTCCGGAGTCCAGCAGCACTCGTTCCAGCAGCAAACTACTGGAGCACCTGGATTCTAATGACGTAATACTGGGCAATGACGTAATCATTACGTCATTGCCACATGGGCTTTTGGTGATAATGGAAGCATCCCTGCCTTGCAAGCAGGGGGACAGGGTTCGATTCCCTGATGGTCCACTCCGACACGCTTAACTCAGCAGCGTGGTTGTGTACGACAGTCTGAGACCACATATAACAAAGTATCCGTCACATTCCCCGGTGTGGCGCGGCTTAAAATGGGAGTAGCAAGGAATGACTAACGAGTGGGAAGACCCTAACGAGTCTGAGGGCATCAAGGCGATGCGCAAGCAGATCAAGGAACAGGGTAAGCTTCTAAAGGAGCAGGCTGAGATGATTGCTCAGTTCACTACCCAGAACCGTGGTGCTGTGATCGCACAGGCCCTAACCAGTCGTGGCCTAGACGCGAAGGTAGCTAAGTTCTACCCAGCTGACCTAGGTACGGACGATGAGTCCGTGGACAAGTGGTACAACGAGAACAAGGATGTCTTCGGGACTCGCGAGCCCGGAAACAGCACTTCTAGTGATCGTGGTTCTACTCTGTCCGAGACAGAGCAGCGTGGTTACCAGATCTTCCAGGATATGGAAGCCTACGACGCTCGAACTGTTCAGGACTTTAAGTCCCAGATGGACCAGATCAAGTATGACCCCACTGATCCTCAGAAGGCGGAGCAGCAGCTCCTAGATCTTCTGAAGCAGAACGGGGTTAACCTAGCTTCTATGTAAAAGGACTAAGCCAAAATGGCTAATGCGTATACATCCACCAGTGCGGTGGCTGCGCTTGTCCAGACTGCATATGACCGACTGGTCGAATTCCAGCTACGTGCCCAGCCTCTCCACCGTGAGATTGCTGACAAGCGCCCTGCACAGCAGGACAAGCCGGGTTCTTCCGTTGTCTTCAGTCTGTACAACGATCTAGCTACAGCTACCAGCACTCTGACTGAGACTGTGGATCCCGACGCTGTTGCGATCGGTAACCCATCCACTGTTTCTGTGACCCTTGCCGAGTACGGTAACGCCGTGCTTCGCACTCGTCTGCTGAACCTCTTCAGCTTCTCTGACATCGATCCTGCGATTGCCAACATCGTAGCGTTCAACATGGTTGACTCCATTGACGCTGTGGTGCTGAACGTCCTGATCGGTGGAACTAACGTCATCCGTGAGCAGGGTGGATCTATGGTCCTCTCTGGTGGTGCCAACGGCTCCATCACTGGAACTGACATCATTCAGTCTCGTGACGTTCGCGCAGCTGTTACCAAGCTGCGTACTGGTAAGGCTCTGCCCCGCAAGGGTAGCCTCTACTGGGCTGCGATCCACCCCGAGGTCTCCTATGACCTACGCTCCGAGTCCGGAACTATCGCGGGTTGGCGTGCACCGCACGTCTACTCTGCGCCTGGCTCTGTGTGGGCCGGTGAGATTGGTGAGTACGAGGGTGCCTTCTTCGTGGAGACTCCGCGTGCTTTCCAGGACACCACTGGTTCCACTGCAACTCGTGTCTTCTACACCCTGTTCGCAGGACAGCAGGCGCTAGCTGAGGCGTGCTCCGAGGAGTTCCACGTTGTGATCGGTCCCGTGGTTGACAAGCTGATGCGTGCACGTCCGATCGGCTGGTACGGTGTGGCCGGTTGGAGCATCTACCGTCAGGCGGCCCTGTACCAGGTCCGTACTACTTCGAGCATCCACAACACGTAAGGTAGCGTATGTCCACAATCAAGTTCTCCTCCGCCAGCTCTGCCCCTGCCGCAACATCAATCACCGTGGCCTTCGGTGGTACCCCGGCAGTGGGGGACTTGGTTGTGGTCTTCCTCCTTACGGACAATGAGATCGTTACTCACCAGCCAGGGTGGGCCAGCGAGTTTACGGCTACGCCGAATCCATGGTTTAAGCTCGATGGTATTCGAGCCCCTGACACTTCAACCCTTACCGGTTGGTATCATACCTGGAACGCAAGCGATAGCGGAACCTCCGCTGTTTTCACTTTCGTACCCGCACCCACCCTTGGTATTGGCGATAAGGATCTCCCCAGCACCAACGCTCTTGCTATTGCTGTTGTCTTCAATGGGGCTAGTTCCACTGCACTCCTGGAAAGTACCTCTTCTGATCTAGGCTTTGACTCCAATGTCCTAGTCATTCCTTCTTCTCCCATGAAGAAGGCTGCATCTTTCAACCTAGAGTGTGGTGCTTCAAACAACTCTCTGGGAACATGGACTAATAGCGATGCAGGCGCAACGCTAGTTCAGCAGGCAACACTAAATGCTGGTGTTGGCCTTACTATGTCTGTGTGGTCCAAGCCAAACATTCCAGCAGGGTACCAAACCAAGCTAACACTTATTGAGTTTGCAGACATTCGTACCCTCGTGGGTCTTGCGGTATCCGTAAGTGATAACCAGCCCCAGCTATACAATCCTCCATACATTGAGGAAGCCCCGATGGGCATGAACGCGCTCATGGCGCGTTATCGTATGAACCGCTACTTCACGGTTCTCAACAACAGCGGAACCTTCAGCGCGCAGCGCTATCAGTCTACAGATCAGATTGCAGCTGCCTCGCAGGTATTCGTTAACAATCAGCCGATCACCAGTACTGATCGGACCAACCTCCTCAACTCTGGTGTTGGGGGAGATTTCAGGGCGGTA